AAAGATCTTAGACCAGAAGTCTAAAGTACCGATGGAGTAAGGATCCCGATTTCCGGGCCTCCTCCGTATTGCTGGGTAGTGAGCTGTTTGAGTACCATCCATAAGATCTGGATGAATACCGTAAGGTCCTAACTCAAATTGATGCTTAATCAAATCTGGCAATAATGTTCGTTGCTTACTAATCTGACCCATAAAAATCCTATCATAGGATGGTATGGTTTGTGTTGGTATGGATTTCTCCAACTTTGCATCTTGAACCTCATACAGTGCCTCAAAAAGGAAGGCATCTATATGTTCATTCCCCCCATTTTCTTCATTCTCTAATGAATAATTAGTGAATGCAAGAATCTGCTTGATTAGAGCAGAGAACTTGGATGGAGCGACGCCTGAATACCACCAGGCGGCCACGTCTAACATGTTCTCGGATGTCATCTGGCACCATTTTGGCTGCCAAAAGACCGTATCACTATTCAATGTGACACCTCCGAACTGCGCTAAACAGGAAGATGATAAAGTTTTCATCTCCGATACAGGTACATCAAAGGTTTCCAAAACCCTTTTGTATCTATCAGCGAGCACAGAGTCTAGGATGACAACATCATCACCTAGCACGTAGAAGCGGTCTTCATGTTTATTGTTGTTTAACATAAACAATAGTAACCCATGAGTGAGCGCAAACATTGGGAAGGAAGGTCCTAGACCTAGGGGTTGCCCCCTATTCCACCATAACCTAGAAGGTTGATAATCTTCTTCGGTATGAAATTCCCAAATGCCCATCTCGATAATATCAGCAAACAAATTGCTAGCCCTTCGAGCCCTTTCATCGCTATCATTCACAACTAATTGGAGGACAGTTTTCTGAAACGACCACGGAAAATTATCTGTGGCCTTGGACATATCGATAGAATCAACGGTATGACCTCGTAGCAAGCAGTCTTGGATCGCCATATCTGCCTTTCGGTGATTATGAGTACAATCCCAAGGTAATTGTTTTAGCACATCCATCAGAGACGTTTTTAATGGCTCTAATGCACGCTGAAGCACCTGATTTGGTGCAGCAAAGTACCTCGTTTTAAGACCAGGTTCGTGTGTAACATGAATATTACCCACAAGTGGGAATTTAGGATACTTTTCAGTATTTTCTAAACCCCTCACACCTATAGCCTTTTCCAGTAAATCTTTATGGGTTTCCCATAAAGGATGTCCGAGAATATCGGATACATCTTCAGCCACCTTCTCTTGATGGCCTAATTTTCCTGGAGCAACCAAGGCGAGTCCGACAGGTTCTTTCGACCCTATCTTTCCATACAAGTTGGCAGCTTTTACACTGTTAATGATTTTGGACCGTGAGGTCTCCAACCATTCTTGAACGCCCTTCGCCTGTTCCCTCATTATGGTAGATGAGATATCGGCAAATAAGTCCTGCGATACTGATTTCCTACTGACAGATGTAACCATGTTTAGTAGATACATCGTAGCCTTAAGATTATCAATCCCATCCAATGCAAATTGGAAAAGAGAGCCAAATGGTCCCTTTAGGTTGCCAGCAGCAGTGGTTTTAAACCACTGAGGTATTACCCTCTCTCCAGTAGCATAGGTTTTAATTATGCATGCTTTCAAGTCTTTATACCTACTCACAGTCCATTCATATCCTGAATGTTCTGCCCAGAAGAAAAACTTCCGGGACACATAAGTTTTTATGTGTATCGG